AATGCACGCAAAACTCGAACAGTTCCAAAGTTCCTTCTTTGGCTCAATTGGTGCAGCTAGCAAAAAAATTGATGATGCTACAGGACAAACCACGATCAAAGCGATAACCAGGGAGAACCCGATCATGGGGTTTGTTGCGGATATGTTAATGAAAAGAAGCGGTGCTGAAGGGCTACTAAATGCGGTGAAAGGGGCAGAGCAAGGGTCTGAACAGCCCAAAACACAGCAAAAGCTAGGCCTTTGAGGGGTCTGAGCGGCCCAAACTCAGTTCTTATACCCATTCCTACCCCACCTGCCACTTCAATCCTTACTTTTGCTTAGAATGAAAGTCGCTGGTAAGAAAGAAGAGTACCTAGATTGCAATCCAATTTTGTTTAATGATCTTGGTTAGGATTCCCTGGCACTCATAGCATACTGTGACTTCATTGTTGAACTTGTCTGTCTTAAGATGATCCTTTGACTGCAGACAAATATTACAGCGTCGCTTCACAGTATAACATCCAGGAAGTAAGTTCCTTCCTCTGTCCGTGTTAACTTCCATTTATTTTCATGGAAAGCTACGGATAGTTCCTTGATACCCTGCTCCAATGCAGCTGCCAGATCTCTTGATGCCTGGCTATTGCTTTGCCATACAGTATCTATTCCTTCTTTAGAGATAGATTCGTAGGAGGGATGGGAGAAAAGAAGGATGGGATACTTCATCTTATTACCCCATTCAGTTTCAATCTCCTCAAGCTTGCCGTTGAACTTGATCACGGCAGTCTGGCCAGGTGGGACTTCGCGCATTACGCTAGTCGCACCAAAGTGAAATTCGTTTGACTTTTTCATGTTCTCACCAGTTTAGCTAAAGCGTTTGAAATATAAAGGAGATAGGCTATACTCAAAACTGGATACCTACTTATTTATTAAGGCCTACTCATTAATGAGTATATGGTAGTAAGGCGACGTAAGCGTTCAAGACGCAGGGCTCCAAGGCAATTCGGAATCAATGTAATTGAGACTGGAGCTGCCCTGGCATTATTAGAGCAAACATCTGCAGGATCCGCAATGAAATCTTTTATTGCTGGAGATCTTAATACAGGTTTAACAACTTTATCAAAGGCTGCAAAATCAAATAAGCAAGCAATCTCTAAGACACTCATTGGAGCGTTCCTAGCAAAAGCTGCAGTAAAATCATTTTCACGGGGATCACCAGTATTGGCTTCCCTTGGACCAATCAAAGTGAGGGCATAATATGGCAATCGTAGTAACCAGGACAGAAGCGGGGCTATCTGCAACGACTTCTTTCCAGAGCATGAATAATCAGTTCGCATCATCGGGACTTTCCCTGGTTGTGCCTTCTGGAGTATCGCAGATCTCCCAAATATCTATGGGAGTTAGTAGCGTTGGAACAGGAGCAGACTTTTGTTCAGGATTCAAATTAACAGGTACAGCACTCCAGGAAGGAGATGCAACCTTTATGGGTCCAGCAATCGCTCAGGCCGCATCGGGCGGAACTGGAGTAGCTAACTGTGTTGTCCAAGAAAAGACTGCACTAGGCGTAACAAGCGGAAATACACTGGATATCCAGATGGCAGTAACAACTGCAGCAACAATCGACGCAAGCTGTACGATAACGTTCGAGTAAATTGAACAATGCCTGAAGGCGTTGACTATGGACCGCAGTTTACTGCTTCTACTGGGTTAAGTCTTAATTATATTGGAAAGCATGCTTACGCTCATTCAGGACCCGTAACAGTCACTAATGATAGTATAGAATGTCTTAACTTTACGACTGGTAAAGATCCAATGATTGCTACGTTTTATTTTACTACGGATTATAACACTTTAGGTGATACTAAAAAAGCAGGATTCGCAATAAAATTAAATGGGATAACTATTGCTGATCAAAATCAACAGTATAGCACTTCGTATGAAGCCGTTATGCCAAACACAATTAAATTTCTTATTCCTCCTTTTACTGAAGTAGTAACCATTGGCACCACAAATAGCACTAACGCCAATCTCTTTTATCATACTATAGTAGGTAAGCTTTACAAATGACACTTTCGACGGGGCCTACTCTGAACTTCTTTGGTGATCATGTCTTCGCTTGGAGTGGACAAGAGGATCTAACTGCAGGAGTCACAACTCTTTTAGACTTTATCTCACCAAATCGTTTCTACAGCGTTGTCACTAACGTCTCTTTCGATTATAGCGGATGTTCTGCAGGTGACGCTTTGTCCTGGTCTATCCAGGGTAATGGCGAACCACTCCATGTGGCCAAGTTCCTGATCATTGATGCCGGAGTAGGGCCTCAATTCCCTAATCTATACTATACAATCCCACCAAACACAGGTATGAAAGTCCAAGCAACTGGTCCTACTGGTAAGATGACAGTAGTAATCGAAGGGAAGATGGTAAATTAATGCCCATGAAATATTGTCCAGAGTGTGGAACCAGGAAAGGTATGGTCCGTGAAACTGCCAGGAGAGCTTATGAGCCTGGTAATCCTAAACCAAAGAAACGTAAATTATCAGCCTGGAACAAATATGTTAAGGCTAACAGTAACAAACCACGCTTCCGATACGCAAGATCCAATAAGATCAACCTAAAGAAAATGGCTGTAGCATTCAGAAAAACTCCTGCAGGGCGCAAGAAGAGGCGATAGTGTACGAAGATTACAATTTGGAACAGCTCCTGATGCGTTTTCTCCTGGCTGCAGTAGCAATACTTGAAGGGGTGAGATTAGTTGGCATATGAAGCAGTACCAGAAGGTGTAGAGATCCAGAAATTGACAGCTGCAGAGCGTGACGCTTTATCCAGGTATAAGATCCATGAAAATATCAATACATTTTTAGCGAATGAAAACGTCCCTACTGTTATTGGTGGTTTTATTGCAGGATATCTTGGTGTCAGATTAGCAGAGGATATTATCACGGACCTTGAATCCAGACTTGGCAAATTAGCTGAGGATGTAAAACAGGGAATAAGAGACACCGTTAATGTACAAATCCAAGCTCCAGTTATTACAACTCCAAGTGGTAAACCTTTCCGTCCGCCTTCTGTTGGATTATCTGATCTTATTAGTTACGTTCAAAGTGGATTAGGTGGTGACTCAAACAACGAGCGCCAAAGTAAAGGTGGTCGATATGATCCAGAGGTATATCAACCATGAATCTGGGAGCATTGATTACATTATTGAAATTGGCACAAGATGTTCAAGAACCAGCAGCTGGTAAACTTTACACCAAAGAAAAAGCATTATATCGAGCTGAAACTGGCTTAGGACTGTAATGGAAATTACGACTGTTTCCTTGATGCTATACTTTGCTGCTTGGACTATATTTTATGCACTTCTAAGCAAATATATTGCCAGGTTATCCAAAGATGAATGGGTCTCCTGGGCAAAGAGCAAAGAAAGTGATGACGAACTTATTGAGATCCTTGAAGGTGTTGTAGATGAAATCGAAGACAGAATGCACGCAAAACTCGAACAGTTCCAAAGTTCCTTCTTTGGCTCAATTGGTGCAGCTAGCAAAAAAATTGATGATGCTACAGGACAAAC